CTACTACTCCTCCTGATCCTTCACTATAGTTTGATCTGTTTCTATTTTTAGACCCAGGAGAATAGTAGTTTATATAATTAGCTCCAGCATCTATATTTACGGTTTGGTAATCGGGAGCAGCTGTTAATACACCATTTATTTTAGCTATAGCTTGATTAACTGTAATACTTTTTCTAAAATCACTTACTTGACCACCCTTAGAAATAGGTGTTTTATCAATTAATTGTTCTTGAGTTAAAGTAGCAGAACCATTAGTAAAGGCTGCTTCAGTGTCCATATTAGGGAAGGTATTACCTTGAGTATAGACACTAACTTGTTTTAAATCTTGACCAAATACATTAAAACCACTTGGGGCATTTTGACCTGTTAAGATACGATATTTTCCTGAAACACCTGTATTTTCGGGTCCGTTACCTACTGAGACTAAATATTTTCCTGGTTCAAAAGCAGGTTTATAAGTACCGTAAAATTTAGTAGGAGATGTAACTCTTAAAGGATTTGCTATTCCAGTTCTATTACCTTTTGAAAAATTAATTTTTGTATTACCTATTACACCACCAATAGCATCAGGACCACCTGGGTATTTAAATAAAATACCTGTGTTGTTTTGGAATGAGGTATCGGCTAAATAAACTAATCTATTATATTCAGGTTCAATAGCTGGGTTTAATGGATTATTCATATAATCCACTAAATATGTATCTCTACCTCCTGAAAGGTTATTGGCATTTATTTGTTTACCAAATATTGTATAATTTTTATCTAATGGAAAAGGGTTACCACCTTGTTTATTAGCGTGACCCCCAAAAGCATTTACCCCTACTTGAGCTAAGGTATTAGTAGGAAAATAAATACCTTCACCGTTTACTCCTTGGGTAGGACCACCCGCACCAATTTGTTGACCTTGTGCTGCTAAAGAATTTTGTTTAGATGTAAATAAAGTAGCGTTTAAACTATTATCGTCTCCCCATTTTAATAAACGAGAAGTATCTTGTCCTGATCTTTGAAGAGCAAGAGAACCACCTCTTAATACCCAATCTTTACCTCCATTATTTCCTAATTCTTCTGTAGGAAGGTCAAATGAATCTTGTAATGAAGTACGAATAAAAGGTTCCGGACTACTACCGCCGCCCGGTCTATCTTTACCATAACGTAAAGATTTTAAATCAGTTTTTAAATTAATTAAAGGCATTTATTATCCAGGTAGATTTTCTGTATATCTAGGAGGAGTTAAACCGTCTAAATCTAAAGTAGAAGGTTCAGGCTTAGTATTTACATGAGGATTACCATTAATAGAATACTCGTTATGTAATACTGATTGATCACTAGCACCTGGGATTGTTGATGGTGTAGCTCCATTAAAAGCTGTTAGTGTTGAACCTTGTTTTAATAATCTGTCTTTGAGTCCCATAATATTTTATTTTATTATAAATATTAAAAATTAAAATTTACTTGTTGCTGTAGCCATAACAGAACCTACATTTTGAGAATCCATATAAACATTAGTATCTTTTTCAACAAGTTTATTTACAGCTGCTAATAATTGATTATCACTTTTACCTAAATTAGGTGAAACTGAAAGTGAATCTCCTGTAGCTGTTGTTGCCATGGCTCCATAAGCATCTGTAATAGTAAAAGGTCCTCTGTCTGAAGGGGCAAAACCATCTTCTACAGCTTGAATAGCACCTATACCAGCAGCAACGGCACCTATTAAACCTGCTGTACCAGCTGCACCTAAGGCAACTGTACCCCATCCCAGACCACCAATGGCGGCGTATTCCCAAATTGAAGCAATAGCTCCTATCATAGATTGAATAGCAAGAGCTGCTTTATATGCTACTAAACCACCCATTACAGAGGCTATAGCTACTAATAATCCTTTAGATTTAGCTAAAGTTCCTACTAACCAAGCAAATCCATCTAAAATAGGAGAAAATATAGTACCTATATCATTTATTACCCCTTTAATTTTATTCATAGATTCAGCAAATTTTTCACTAGCTGACATAGCTTGCATTTGTTGGTAAGATTGTTCACCATATTTTGCAGTAAATTCATCTTGGGATAAATTTAAATATTCTTGCTGCATCACCATTTCTCCTAACTGTTGGCGAGACATTCCAAGGGCATCAGCTGCTGCTTGTTGTTGAATTCTATTACCAGTAGCAAATGCTTCTGTAATTTCTGAATTATCGGCTATTTCTTTAGAAAGACCTGCTAAATCATTATCTAATGCTAATTGTCTGGCTTTTTCTAGATTATTTTCTTTACCAGTTAGCATTTGGAACTTTAATTCATTCTCAATAGAAGATTCAAAGTTTAATAAGGATTCAGCTATACTATCTACACCTGATAGACTAGTACCTAAAGCTCGAGCTTCAGTAGCAGCTTCAGCTAATATTTCAGGGGACATTCCTAATGAAACTACTATATCGGCTGAAGCTGTGGCTATATCATTTAATACTTCTTTAGCTGATATTGAAGCGTTTCTCTGTCTGTTTACGGCATTAACAGTATCTACTGTATTTTCTAGGATACCTTCTGTATCTTTTCCTTGGGTTCTGGCTAGTAATGATAATTGGGATGCTTCTTTTACTCCTAAACCTAATTGTTTAGTTAAAGTAGTCATTGTAACTAAAGTATCACCTCCAAAATCAGAAATAATACCTGTTTGAGCTGCTAAATCAGTAAATGACTTATTTAATCTTTCGGATGTAACAAATAATTTATCCGATTTGGCTGCTGTAACAGCCATTGAATTTTGTAAATTATAGGCATTTTTATAAGAAATACCTAAGTTTTTCTCAAGATTTGCTATGTTTTCACTACCAGCATAAGCTCCTTTTACTAAAAGACCAATTGCTACTTCAGCAGCATGTGATAATTTTTGAGTTGTTGATAACTCATCATTAAGGAAGGCTGCTGCTAAGCCTGTTTTATCCCATTCTTTAACGTATTCCTTGGCGTTATCAACTAAATTGCCAAATATACCCCTTTGTGAAACTAAATCTACATTGGTTTGTTGAGCATTGGCACCCATTTCAGCAGCTGAATCTGCCATGCCCTCAAGGTTAAACTCTTGTTCAGCTGTAACATTAACACCTTGTGTTCGGAGTTTATTTAAAGCTTCTTCAGCTACTTTTCTATCTTTAGCAATTCTTTCTTGGAATCTTGCTAATTTCTTTTGTTCGCCTGAGTTTAGTTTTTCTCCTTTTAATTGTTTTTCTTGGAGAAAGGCAATTTCTTGGTTACTCTTTACTACATTTTTTACAGCATTATTAAATTCAGTAGCATATGCAGATGCTGCTTTTCTAGTAGCGGCATCCATATCCTCAGTATCTTGAGTCATTTGCTTTATTTGACTCCCTATACCCCCTAACTTTTCATTTAGTGAGGTATAAGCAGCATCCATTTCCTGAATTGCTTGTAATTGTTCTTTAGTTGGTTCTGCCATATTACATACTATATGTAATAAATATTATTTATAGGAGGTTTTTTTAAAAAAATCTGGAGATTTTACCATTCCATCAGCTCCAATAACTTCTTTAACCGAAGAATTACCTTGAGATTTTTTTATTTCTTCGTTTCGCTTTTCGTAAAATTCTTTAATTTTTTGAAAAGTAAATTTTCTTAGCCAAAGAGGCATATCGTAGACTTCTTGCCAACGATACCCCCCTTGACCATGAAAACATATTTCATGTATTTGAGTTAAGAAATTAACTCTATGTTGTTTAGCCGAGTCCGGCGTCAGGCCAAAAAAAGCCAATCCCAATTGGGAGATTTGCTGGTTTTGTTGTAGTTGAGGGAAAAAAAGTCAGATCTACGTCTGGTTGGATCTCATTTAGATAAGCTCTAAAAGCTCGGGCGTCTCGAGCTAAAAAGGCTTGATCAACAAACTCTCGAATAAGTTTAGGTGTTCTATCTCCATTAACAGAAGTAATCATATGTTTTAAACGAGTAGTTAATTCAGGAGAACCTTCAGTACGTAGTTTTTTAAGACCTTCTAATTCTTGATTAATTTTAGCTTCATCACCATGAGTTAAAAGCTTAAAAGTAATCTCATTATCTGAAGAAGGGAGTTTAAAGGTAAATTCGTTTTGACCCTTAGTGTATAAAGATTCGTCTAAAGGACGATTTTCTAAAGTAGAAAGATCTACTGTTTCTTCAACACCATTGTACTGAAATTTGTAATCGGCTCCATATCCTAAAATACGGGCTGAAATCATAATAGCGTTTTTATCGCCAATTAGTAAATCATCGTAATTGAATTTAGTAACAATTAATGATTTTAATAATTTATCTAATACAGTACCATTTTGAATATAATTTTGATTGGTAAGGATATCTTCTTCCTTAGCAGTCATATATTTAATTTCAATAGTACCTTCGGATAAAGGGTGACCTTCAGGGTAAACTAAACCTTTTGAAGGTAATTCGATTGTTTCTGTTGGTAAGTTAAAACTCATATTTTTATTTATAACGTTTATCGAGTATACATATTAATATAAAAAAGAGCTTAACCGAAGCCAAGCTCTCTTTATAAAAATATTTACTTTTTTAGAAGTTTAAGATACAGTAATCTGGTTGTACTTCCATTGTTAAATTAATGGCTGTATTTTCAGTATCCCAACCATATTCACCAAAGTTAGCAGTTGTAATCATAGCACCTTTAATAATCCATTCAGAAACTACATCACCTACAGGACCTACTACGTTAAATGTTAAATCTTTTTTATAGAAATCACTGTAACCATCTCTACCAGTTACTGATTCGTGGTGTAAACGAACCCATTCCATTACAGCTTGTGCGCCTGAAGGAGTAATAGGGTCAAATAATGTGAACTGAATTGTACCCCAAGTAGTTTTACCTTTTACAAAACGTTGAACGTTAATATGGTTAAGAGCTACTGTACCTTGGGATAAGGTTACCGCACCAACACCTTTAACTGTGTAGGCTGGGAATCCATCAATATACATGATAAATCTATTAGCCTGTTTTGGTTCGAAGGCTGTGAAGAAAATTTCGTTCGGGTCTAATACTGCCATTGTTGTTTATTTTATTCTATTATAAATATTCACTCTTTCTGTTTTTATCCTGGGAATGTAGCTCCTGTTGGGAGTACATTAAAGTCTAGGATAATAAATTCAGCTGTTTTAGTTGGTTGTAGATAAATAGCACCTACTAACTGATTTCTATCGATTACATCTGGAGTGTTATTTGAATCATCCATTACTACTTTAAAGGCATATAAACCTTGTCTTTGTTGTACGCTTTCTAAGTATGGATTTACAACTGATAAGAAATTATTTCTTGTAGCAGCTGTATTTTGTTCAAATACTAAAGTTTGAGCTACTGAACCGATGTATCCTTTAAGTGAGATTAATAATCTTCTTACATTTACTCTATCAAGAGCAGAAGCTCTTCTTTGTAATGTTTTCTGTCCGTATACTACAGTTCCAATTCCTGGGAATGAAGCGATTGGGTTTACGTTTGCTTCGTATAAAGTATCTCTATTAGCTTGAGATAATTTTCTTTCAGGACGAAGTACGTTACTTAAACCACCTCTATTGATACCTGCTGGGGCAAACCATGGCTCACTTACACTATCATTATAAGCATAAACACCATTAATCATTGTTGAAGCTGGTACCCATACGTTTTTACCCGAATCTGGGTCGATTACTTGTAACCAAGGCCAGTACATTGTAGCGTATGAGGTATTTCTACTATCTGCTTCAGTAGTTGCTTGAGAAATAGTACTACCGTAAACTACAGGATCTAACACATATAAACTATCTCCTCTTTGCTGAGTATTATTGATAGCAGTTGTAGTTTGAGAAGCATGAGCATCGTTAAATAGACCTGGAGTAAATAAAGCGTTAAACTGGTAATCATCTGAGTTAGATAATAAGTTTAACATATTGGTATAATCACTACCAATTAAACCTTGAGTATTACCTGCAGCTCCTGTACCTGCTTTATCGTAGTAATTACCACCACCTGCTTGTGTAGTAATATTAGTACCAGTACCTCCTGCAAAAGCACCACCGATTGAACCCGAACCTAAGGCTGGGATTGAACCTGTAAATGC